CTTATAAGTTCATCGTCCGCCGAGTGTTCAAGTATGAGGTTCTGTTTTACTTTGGTAAGCAGTTCATTCATCACGAACCCGAACCGGCTTTCATCTTGAGAATCTGTACTGCTTCGGGGAGAATCAGCTTTCCGTCAACGCGCTCCTTTGCCACAAATCCTATCATGCCGTTGCCTGCGTACAGTTCTTTGAGTTCAGCAAAAGAACGTGTGCCGCGGTCACCGATATTGTAATAACTGAAATCGCCGAATGCGATTACTGGCTTTCCTGCGGCGATTGTGGGGACATACGGAGATGTGTAAACCTCGTAGCCGAACAGCCTGTCGACCTCGCCCGCCTGGAGGGACGGCTGCCAGAGATACGCGCCGTTGTTATCCTTCAGCTTGCGGAGCGCCGCAATAGTCTGGTCGTTCATGATGAACTTTGCGTTCTTGCGGTAGGGGCGCTTGAGCGAGTACACAAGGTTGATTACCTCGTCTGCGGTAATCACGGTCGCGCTTGCGGTGGTAATTGCCACTTCGCCCCCGCCATTGTCCGCAAAAATGCCGAGAGGTTTTCCGACACCGTCACCGTTGAGGAATGCGTCCTCTTCCGCATTGGAAAGCGCCTTGCCGAACTGCTCAATTATGTAGTTTTCAAGACCGAAAGCGTTGTCGTAGAGCAGCTCCTCGGTTACCTTAACCGCAACGTGCAGCTTGTGCGCGTCAAGGTTAATCTGCGCAAAAGTAGCGTCCCCGAAAGTGAGCGCACCGCCCTCGTCAATCCATGCGGCAGCGGGCCTTGTTGCGGCAATATTTATCTTGTGTTCGCCGCTGGTGGTGATGGTGTGACCCAGCTTTCTGATGATGTTTTCCTCGGTCAGCGCGTCAATAAGGCGGCTGTCGTACTCTTCAGGAACAAGGTAGCCGCCGTTTGCGTCAATGCCCTCGGAAAGAACATTTGAAATCTGACGGAAATTGGTGCGGAGAGCGTTCAGCATTGCCGCCCTGTACTCATCGCTTGCTCTGCCGGACTTGGGCTTGTTTCCGTTCAGCGGCTTTCCAGTAAGCGGGACTGACGTAGGCTTGGAAAGCTGTGCGTCCATAGCCGCCATCTGCTCCATACGCTCGATTTCAGCGCCGTAATCCTTGATTTTCTGTTCCATTTCAGCGTATGAAGCCGCGTCCTCTGCGGAAAGCAAACCGTCCTTGTCGCGCTTTGTTTCAACGAAAGCCTTTGCGGCTTCCCACGCTTTGTTGCGCTTTTCGCGCAGTTCCATAATAGTCATGTGTGTTACCTCCAGTTCTTAATCAAATCAAGCCGAGAAAATAAATCCTCGGCTTTGGTTTTGTGTTCGGTTTTTGGCGCTATGTGGCATTTCTCCGCAAGCCTATCCATAAGAGAATTAACCACCTGCGCTTCGGAATACATCAGAGCGTTAGCGGGCTGTTCCTCCATAGGTTCTTCACGGGCAAGAATACCGTCCGCAAATCCGAGTTCAACCGCCTTGTTTGCGTTCATCCATGTTTCAGCGTCCATGAGGTGAGAAATCTTCGCGCGGCTCATCCCCGTCTTGATTTCATAAGCGTTCATAATGCTTTCTTTAACCTCGGACAGCATTTCGATTGCTTTCTGCATTTCGGCTGTGTTGCCCATAGCTACCGTCATAGGGTTGTGTATCATCAGCATTGAAACCGGGGACATCAGCACCTTGTTTCCCGCCATCGCGATAACGCTTGCGGCGCTTGCTGCGATACCGTCAATCTTCACGGTGACATTGCCCTTGTAGTCCATCAGCATATTGTAAATCTGCGCCGCCGCCACGCAGTCACCGCCGGGCGAGTTAATCCAGACGGTAATGTCACCGCTGCCGGACATCAGTTCGTCCTTGAAAATCTGCGGAGTAATATCATCGTCAAACCAACTTTCATCTGCGATAGTGCCGTTGAGGAACA